TATTAGATTCCTTTAGAGAGAGGTTAACCTTTCCGGAACTAAAGAATGCAGCGATTAGATTATACAATGATATGCAACCAGACCAAGTTCTCGTTGAGGCAAAGGCGAGTGGTTTATCTCTGGTGCAGGAGTTGATGAGAACGGGTATACCAATTACACCATTTAATCCAAAGAGGATGGATAAACTTGCAAGAGTGCACTCAGTGGCACCCTTGTTTGAAAGCGGAAGAATATGGTGTCCGGATACTGACGAGTCGGAGGCAGTTGTCTCACAAGCAGCAGCGTTTCCAAACACAAAGAACGATGACTTGGTAGATTCGATGACACAGGCATTGATAAGATTAAGAAAAGGGTTTATGGTATCACATCCACAGGATATGCCATTTGAAGAGCCTTCTGGGCCGAAAGGGAGTTATTGGTAATGAATGTAAAAGAATCAATTAAGAAACACGAGGGATATCGTTCTAAGGTTTACCTAGATACATTGGGTAAGAGAACTGTGGGATACGGGCATCTGTGTGTAGAAGATTTTTGGATGGATGGGGTAGAATACGAAAAAGAATTTTTAGACGGCATCTTTGATGTCGACTATAAAAAAGCAGAAGACTCTGCAACAAGATTATTTGAAATGAATGGTTGTCAAGATATTGATGACGATGCAAAAGGTATCATCATACAAATGGTATTTCAACTTGGCCCAACAGGTGTATCCAAATTTAAGATGATGTGGAAATGTTTATCTGAACTAAACTATGTGGGTGCGAGCTATGAGATGCTCGATTCCAGATGGGCAAAGCAGACACCTAATCGGGCGAAGGAAATGGCAAATCATATGAAGAACATAGAGGTATAACATGTTAGGATTTTTATTTAAGAAGGGTTTAAAACTTACTGGTCTTGGACTAACAGTAAAAGAATTAAACGATTACAGAAAAAAAATGAATAGTGAAGGTAAAGACCCACTCAGTCCAAAAAACTTTATTAATGAATATGGTAAACCTCTTTACGATAGAGTAACCAGTGCCATCAAAGCAGGTCAAGGAAAAGCAGGCGGTGGCATGATGGAAATGCGTAAAAAAGGTATGGGTCTTAAAATGGCTAATGGAGGTTCTGCATTAAAACCAGTACCACCAGACAATAAAGGTTTATCTAAACTACCAACACCTGTTAGAAACAAAATGGGTTTTATGAAAAAAGGTGGCATGGTTAAGAAAAGAGCTAAATCTAAATCTAAAAAATCTAGAGGTATGGGTATAGCTAAAAGAGGCGGTAATTTTAAAGGAAGTTTCTAAATGGTAATAACTCCACTAGAGCCAGTTAACCCTTTAATACAAGAAGAGGTTACGATTATAGCAGAGGGAGAGGTAGAACCTCAACCAACTGTAACAGATAATTTGGCAGAACAACTTGATGAGGAAACACTAGACGATATTGCTAGTGAATTAATTGATGCATTTGATGCAGATGTGCGTAGTCGTAAAGATTACGAGGATACCATCAAGAAGGGTATGGAGTTACTAGGATTAAAAATAGAAGATACGACTAAACCTTTTCCGGGTGCGTGTTCAGCACATCACCCTATGATGATTGAAGGAGCAGTGCAATTTCAATCACAAGCAATAAAAGAATTGTTTCCATCTGGTGGCCCAGTAAAGACACAGATAGTTGGAGAAAGAGACGAGGGTTCTGTAAGACAAGCAAACAGAATCAAAGAGTTCATGAATTACCAACTAACGGAAACAATGGAAGAATACTTTGATGACTTCGACCAGATGTTATTCTATCTTCCTATTGTTGGTAGTTGCTTTAAAAAGATATACTACGATGAAAGTTTAAAAAGACCTGTATCAAGATTTATACCAATTACAGATTTTGTTATATCATACAATACAACAGATTTAAGAACCTCTGGTAGATATACGCATATCATTCGCATGACACAAAACGAACTGCGAAAGAAAATTGCTAATGGTTTCTATATGGATATGGAAACTGATATGAATCCAGAAGAGGATGACTCAAACGATATAACACAAAAGATACAAGACATAGAAGGTATTACACCTTCAAAGAATTATCAGAAGGATGGTAGATTTACTATTCTTGAAATGCATGTAGATTTAGATGTGCCCGGATATGAAAAAGATTTTGCATGTCCATACATTGTTTCAATTTGTAAAGAAACAAGACAGGTATTATCTATTCGTGCAAACTTTGAAGAAGACGACCCAGACTTTAAAAGAATACAACACTTCGTGCATTATAAATTCTTGCCGGGTTTTGGTTTTTATGGTTTAGGTTATGTACACTTACTAGGTAATCTTCAAAAGTCAGTTACAACTATACTTCGCTCATTAGTTGATGCAGGACAGTTCTCTAACTTACCGGGTGGCTTTAAAGCTAGAGGCATGCGGGTAGAAGGAGAACAACCTGTAGGATTTGGTGAGTTTAGAGATGTAGAAGGATACGGAGAAGATATTCGTAAGTCTATTGTTCCTTTACCTTTCAAAGAACCATCACAAACTTTGTTTGCATTACTAGGTTCTATGACACAAGAGGGTAGAAGACTAGCTGCAATTACAGACTTACAAGTTGGTGATATGAACTCAAATGCACCTGTAGGAACTACGATTGCTTTATTAGAACAAGGCATCAAGGTTATGTCTTCTATTCACAAAAGACTACACAAAGCACAAAGAGAAGAGTTTAAAGTTATTGCAAGAATAAACCAAGACTTTATGCCAGACTATTATCCTTACAGAATAGCAGGGGATAGTCGTTTCATATTTAAAAAAGATTTTGATTCTAACATAGATATACTCCCTGTGTCAGACCCAAACATTTTTTCTACTGCACAAAGAGTTTTACTTGCACAAACACAATTACAAGCGGCAGCAGCAGCTCCACAAATACACGACATGAAAGAGGCATACAAAAGATTGTATGAAGCTCTTGATGTAAAAAATGTAGATGAGATATTGTTACCGGAAATGGGTGCAAAGAGAAAAGACCCTGCAACAGAAAACTATGCAATGATGTATGGTAGACCAGTGAAGGCATATGCGTCTCAAGACCATGATGCACATATAGCAGTTCACCAAGCTATGCTTAGTGACCCAACTATGACTCCACAGTCTCCTCAACTTGCACAAGCACTAGCAGGAACTATTCTATCTCATGTTCAAGAGCACATGGCTCACAAGTATAGAACACTTGTTATGACACAAAGTGGTGCAGATTTACCACCTGCTCCAGAGTATGATAAATCTAATCCGGGCAAAGACGAACAGTATCCGGAAATGACACCAGAAATGGAGAACGAGGTTGCTAAACTACAGGCACAAGCAGCAATGCAAATGTCTCAACAAAATCAGCAAGCGGCACAGCAGGCAGCACAGCAACAGCAAATGGCTGACCCTCGTGTTCAAATTGCAATGCAGGATTTAGCAATTAAGAAACAAGAAGCTGACAGAAAAGTTATGGACTCTCAAGCAAGAGCAGAAGCTAGAAACAGACAACTTGAAATGCAAGAACAAAAAGAGGCAGCAGATGCACAGATTGATATTGCAAAACTAGAATTAGATAAAGCAAAAGCAGAATCTGATATTCAGTTAGATGCTTCTAAAATAGAATCTAATGAAAGAAGAGATGCATTAAGAGCTAGAGCAAACAAGTCTTTGGCAAGAGAAAAGACTATGAGTGAAATAGCAAAACAAAATATGAAGGACAAACAATAATGGTTTTACCACTTTTACCTTTCATACCTGCGGGTATAGCAGCACTAGGAGGAGCAGGAAGATTTTTTAATTCTCCTATGGGCCAAAGAACTATGCAAGGTGGATTAAATTTAATGAATAGAGGTGTAACTTCATTGCAAAATTATCTTAACCCAGTAGCTAACATGGTTAATTTAGGTCAAACTCAAGGGCAACCAGTACAAAATTTAGCAAGAATGGCCGTAACCAGTATGCCTGTACTAGACCCTGCTATGAATTTAGCAGATAGTTTAACAC